TTTCGCGCTCCTGCAGCTGCGTGGCGATGTTTATCGCCGCAGTGCCGGCGCCGGTTACGGCCCGGCCGAGTTGCTGCACCTGCTCGGCATTGCCTGCAAAGAGAGAAGGCGACGCGATGGAACTTTGCCGCGCGCCAGGCAGCGGGGCTTCGGCGACCTGGGCATTATTGTAGACAGGAACTTGAGGCATCAGGTCACCTTAGCCGGGGTGGTTCGGGCATTTTTGTATTGATACCAGCTGCTGGCCACCTGGCCGGCACCGGTCAGGAAGGAGCCAAACGCCGACGCGCCCGGGCTTTCGGCATCGGCGCGGGATTGCAACATGAGCGCATCTGTGGACAGGCCGGCGGCTTGGTTGCGGTAGGCCCATGCTTCCTTGGCGGCGTTGTTGCGCACCGTCAGCGCGTCCTGCTCGCCCATGTAATCGGTATCGTCCAGGATGTTCAGCGCGGATCCTTCGGTCAGGGCGACGCCGCTGGCGGCCAGTCGGGCGCGCTGGCTGCCTTTCAATTGTGCCGTGCGCATGCGCGACTGCTGCTCAGCGGTCTGCCCGCGCTGCAACGCGTCCTGTGCCTGCCACTCGGCGAGCTGCGCGTTATTGGCACTCACACCGGCCTGGTAGGCCGTGGCTGCTTTGGTCGCTTTGGACTGCTGGAACGACCCGACGATCTGCATGCCGAGCCCCGCTGCCGCGACGCCGCCAAGAACAGTTCCCGCGCTGATTGCACCTGACATTTTGTAACTCCCGTTTCGATCCGGCACACCTTACCCTGACGGGCCAGCGGCAAGGGCGCCGACTCAATCCCCGACAGAAACCTCCAGCACCATCGACAAAATCGTGCAGGGCAAAGGCGTGCTCTGGCGGATGCACAGCGGCGCGTCCTGCTGCCATTCCGGCATGACAGTCACCTGCTCCACCCCCGTCATCAACGCCGGTGGAGTGCCGTATGGCTCCCCTGATCGCATTGTCATTTCGACCATATCTTCGTCCGCGAAAGTCGGGCCGATGCGGATGCCCGATGTTTCCTTCAAGCGCAGATAGGCTTCGTTGACGTTTTTCTGCATGCTCTGGCCCAGGGCCTGGGCCTCGAAGGTGAGCGGCAGCGTCTGCACGTCGGCAATGATCGGCAGGCCCAGGTGGACCTTGCTCGCTTCAAATTCCATCGTGACTTTGCCTCCTGATACCACAAGCCCTGTCACCTCGGCGCCATCGGCCAGAGCCGCCAGCTCTTTGCCCTCCAAGTGCCACAAGCCACCGATTTGGGTAACCGCTGGCCCGCTGTAGGTCAGCCCCGAGTCGACAAAGAAAGCGTCAGCCTGCGTGGCGAATTGCCGGGTGTGCAGCCGTTCCACGTAACGGACGCTGCGCCCGTTCACCGTACGGCGCACGATGGCGTAGAGCACATGCTCGGCCCCCTCTTTCACACAAGCTACCGACTCGAAGAAACCATCGGTCGAATGCTCGTGCCACGCCACCACATCGTGTTCGGGTAGATACGTCAGGCCTAGCAACCGGCCATCGTTGCGCACGCACCACACGAACTTGTAAGGGGTTTTCGCGTAGGCCAGGTCCACGATTTGATAGCCGTCGAAAAGATGCGGCGCCATGATGGAGATATCAGCCACCTGCAGGCCATTCGCCTCCCACTGGTACTTCATCTCGCGCATGCGGCTGCCCGACTCCTGTACGTAAATGATCGAGCTGGAGGTGATGGTCGGCTGCACGTTGCTGGCGCCCTCAGCCGCAAACTGCTTTGGCGACGCCGAAGTCGGTGTCAGCACGTCCGAGTTGGCCGGCGCCGCCCGCCACTCCCCGCCCGAAGTCAGCAGGATGAGCTGGTCCAGGGAGACGATATGCCGGATGCGGTTGACTTCTCGCGCGACAATGCGGAAGGAAATGGCGTCGTCGTCACGGGTGGGGATCGAGTAGCTAAGATTGCTTTCGGTCGCCGAGCGCGTGGCCCAGAAATTTTGCGTCCGGTTGTTGGTGGCTGCAAAACAGCGGCGTTGCTCGTGATAGCCAACGGCGCCGGGGTAGTTGCCCGCGCCGACAAATGGGGTATCGAGCAACGGTGGTGTTTGGCTGATATCCGGCGTGATGTTGTCGTCGGTCAGGATCGGCCCGCCGCCGGCCACCTGCCCAATGAACCCGTACAAGCCGTTGGACAACTTGTAGACGTTGTACCGGGCAACGCCAGGAACGGGCAACCCTGGTTCCGGGTCGACGAAGATTTTTACCCCCGCACCGGACAGGTCAGCGCTGGCCACGGTCGTGACCGGGGAAGCCAACGATTCCTCCAGGGTGCCTTCGGCGATGGCCGTGGTCAGATAGGAATAGTTGACCGCGCCAGGTGTATTCGGGGTAACAGTCGGGGCGACCGGGGCGGCGATGGTCGGCGTGAAGTTGATGTTTGTCAGCGACCAGTTAGTTGCTCCCAGCCGGCGCAATTCCGCCGGTGGGTAGTTCGGGTGCACGATCGTCAGCACGTCGGCCGATTGAACGAAATGCAGGTCGAACAAATCGGCCTGGTCGTACGTGGTGGCGATCTCGTACACGCGCGCGATGGTGCCCCCGCCGGTATAGGCCGGCAGAGCACTGGTGTCGATATTTGCCCCGCCGTGGATGTCGGTCAGTTCGAAGGTGTTGGCGATGTTGTTGACGTTCTTTGCCTTGACAAATCGGCCATTCAGGTCGGTCATGCCGCCAATGCCCTGCATATACAGCCATTCGCCTTCCACCGTATCCGTGCCGGCGTAAGTCACCACACCGGGGTTGGCTTGCGTGATGGCGGTAACAGTCGACAGCGCTTGCAACAGCGTGGCGCCCTGCGTGTGGAAGCGCAGGTACTGGTGCCCGAACTCGAGGATAAAGGTCTGCTCGGTGTTGAACGAAAACGGGATCAGGCGGCTGGCCTTTGTCGAGTCCTTCGTTTCGTTGACGTAGCCGAAACCGGGGCGATTCTGCACCGGGCCGTGCGGCAGCGTCCAGAAATTCAACGCCTGCGCCAGCCCCGTCTGGAATTTGACCAGGTCAAGGCGTCCGTACAACTCCGGTCCGATGATGCCGGCGGCGAAGGAGCGCAGCAGGGTTTTAGTGATCGTGCTCATCCGCGATTCCGCATGTGGTCAGGGGTGAAGGTGGTGTAGCGGTCGCTCTGCTGCCCGTTGTTAGCGTCGTTCGCCGCCGCCTGACCGGTGTAGTAAATCGCCAGTTGTTGCATTTCCTGCCGCTTGCGGGTGTCTTTCGGGATCGGGCCAACGAGCAGCGAGGCCAGATCCGCGGCCAGCGCCAGCACAAACAGCGGGGTGAACTTGGTGGTGTCTTCGATCAGCGTGGTGAACCGAGCCACGGCGGCAGGCTGGTTCGTGTACAGGATCAGGTTGCCGTCGGCATCGCCCTCGATCGAGTAAGGGCTTTCCATGCTGTCGTCAGTTGTTTCCGGCGGCAGCACGGCGCGCATGGCGACACACGCATTCGGCATCCCGTACGCGAACATCCATTGGCGCGCGCTGTTCTCCACTTCGGCCAGCTGCTCGCGGCGGGTGGCGAAACTCCAGGCGTAGCGCTCGAGCGACATATTCAAGGCGAGGGGGTAGAACCGGCGGCAGTGGTTCGCCTCGGCGCTCTGTTCGTCCGGGTCGGCGATGTTCGCTTTGTGCCCAATGTTCGACAGGGCGGTGTTCCAGATATCAACGATCGACGCCACGGCGCGCCCTCCTAGGAAAACGGGGGCAAGCGCCCCCGTTGGTTACTGCACTACGCCGGCGGTCAGCCGGCCAAATCTTCGCTCAGGCCGTCGCGCTTGGACTTCGAGGCGGCTTGCGCGTCCTTCGGTTTCAGGTCGCCGTTTTTCGGTTCTGGTTTGGCCAGCACCGGATCGCCTTTTTTGACGGCCCATTTCGGCAGCTTGCGCGGTTTGCCGTCGGCGCCGGTCTGATCAAACTGAAACTCGGCGCCACGCTCGACCAGCTTGCCGTTACGGAAGCCGCGCTCCACGGCCACCAGGGTGATGATGTCGGATTTGATGTCAGCCATCATTCACCCCTTAGCCGACGTTGTCAGCGTATGGGCGGTACAGCGCCGGGTCGTTGGTCAGGAAGGCGTTGATCTTACCTGCCGTGAACGCGGCCACCGCCGTCACTTGCTGCACGCCAATGTAGCGCTCGTACGAGCCGGACGGCAGTGGCACACAGGCGTAGCGGTAGCCGGCCACCAGGGTCGCAACGGCGGTGGCTGGGCCGACGTAGTGGATCGTCTGCGTGCCGTCGGTTGAAATGGTCGAAGTGCTGTCGGACACCAGCTGGAATTGCGCGGTGGCGGAACCACCGGAGGTGGCGGTGGTGTCGACCTGGATCATCAGGTACAGCTCGCTGCCCTCGTGGTCCTTGGTGACATTCGGGTCGGTGAAGGTCGAGCCGCCGGCGCCATAGGAGCGGGTGTCGATCACGTCGCCCACGTTGTAGGTGCCAGCGGCGCCAGTGTTCATCGCCGTTGCGTCGGCGAATTCGGTGCGTTCGTCGAGGTACATAGTGTATTTCTCCTTGGTATGCGTTAAGCCAGCCCCGAAGGGCTGGCACTGCGATTAGGCAACGCCCGCTTCGGTGCTCAGGATCTGGTCGACACGGCGGATCGGCACGCCGCGGAAGCGGGTAACGAACTTGCCTTGCGCTTCTTCCTGGGTACGGAATTGCAGCAGCGGGTCGCGGTTCATCTGCAGGTCGAACGCGTCGAGCGCGTCGCGGTTCATGTAGATGGCCGGGCGGCAGTTGTTCAGGTTCGGGATGCGGCGCATCGCCTTGGCCAGCAGATCGCGCAGGACCGGGCCGGTGGCGCCGGATGCGACGATATCTTCCAGGTCGAAGTTGACGCGCACGACGTAGCGCCAGTCACGGACAACCATACCGGCGTCCCACTTGTAGTGGGTACGGTAGGCTTCCATGCGGCCGCCCGAGCCGTCGATGTTCTCGATCGTCACCTGGCCCTTGTCGGCGATCTGGATGCCGGCCTTGGAACCTTTCGGGTAGATCATGTGCACGGTCTGCGGGCCCCAGCCAACGACCCACAGCGAGGTGTTGTCGGTGTTGTCCGGGGTGGACGCCGAGGTCAGGATGTTTTCACCGTTGACCGCCGACTTGCTATTGAAGCGCGGGGCCAGGCCGGTGAAGCCTTCCGGTTCGGTCGCCTCGTTACCGTAGATCATGTAGCGGGCCAGCTTCTGGCCGAAACCTTCGATGATCGCGGATTCTTCCGACATGCGCCATGCAGCGCTGTTGCCGTTCAGGTCGGCCAGGGCCTTGTCGACCTCGGCGTAGTTTTCCAGCATACCCATGCCCTCACGCACTTTCACGCTGGTGGACTTGGTCGGCTGGACACCGCCGTACAGCTTACGGAAGGTCGGCTCGGGGATACCGGTGCGCACACTGGTGGTATGGCCGGTCAGCTCGTTACCCTCGATCCAGACGGCATCGTCCAGGATCTCGTTGGTCTGGTTCAGCATTTCAACCACCTGCAGAACGTTGTCGTTCTTGTCGAGGCGGTTGGCAACGTCCAGCAGGGTTGGGTGGGTGGTGGCGAGAACAGACATGGTTTCTGGTCCTTATAAAATTGTTACGGGTTCATGCCGCTTTTGCTGTAGAAGTTCTGCGCGGTTGGCGCAACGGGCGCTTTTCCGCCAGGGATCAGCTTGTCTTCGTTGAGCGCCTGCGCAACGCGGAAGTTGTAGCGGATGATTTCCGGGTGGTTGCCGAGGCCGCTTTCGTTCAGCAGCTTGACCAGCGCTTCGGAGCCGTAGGTGTCAAGCGCACGCTTGGCCACGGCCAGGTTTTCGGCCAGCTTGTCGCCCCCGAATTCCTTATCGGCGCGGGTATCGGCAACCCATTGCGCCTGCATTTTGGTCAGCTGGTCCTGGAAAGCGGCCTGGGTTTTCTGCACGGCGGCAAAGCCCATGTCGGCCAGCTTTTGCGCATCTTCCTGCGACAGGCCTTTTTCTTTAGCAAACGCTTTCAGATTGTTGCCGACCTCGGCGTCCATCGCCACGCCTTCGGGCGCGGTGAAGTCGGCGTAGGTTTCAGGCGCGGCGCTGGTTGGGGCGTCCGCTGGTTTTTCTTCAGTGGGCGAAGGGGCCGTAGCAGCTGGTTCGACTGCCGGCTGAGCGGTGCCGTCGGTGGTTGCCGAGGGCGTTTCTGCGGGCGCGGAAGCACTGGCCGGTGCTGGCGCTGCGGAGGTCGGGGCGGCGGTGGCTGATTCAGCGGCCGGCGCGGCGGAGGTTGGTGCGTCGCTCATTTTCTTCCTTTGCCTCGTTTAGCATCAAGGCGTATTGCTGTGGGCAGGCTTCCATCAGCTCCCCCAAACGGATCAAACCGAAATTGCGGTTGCCCTCGTTGAAGGCCATCTGCGCAAGATCCGTGTTGAAACTGGATCGGTACACCCCTGCTTCACTCAACAGCCGGTGCATGAATCGCCGGCCCTCTTTGCTGCCCATGACCTTGCATAGATCGCTCAGCTCTTTCTGTCGCTGGCGTCGCACTTCGTCGGCGTTCTCGGCCTCCGCGCGGTTCTGCCCAGGGAAATCAAGCGGATCGTATTCATCTGTCATGTTGTCGCAACTCTATTCGTCCTGTTGCAATTCAAGGGCGCCGGCTTACTGGTTATTCTGGAACACGCTGACGCTGACCGACGCCGTGGCCGGGATGCTGCCCGCTGCAGCCTCCGCCAGGAGCCGGGCGGTCGTGCTGCTAACAGCCCACATGATTTCGATGTAGTCGTTCGCCTGGCAGATGATCGGCAAGGTGCGGGTCAGGAGTGTATTACCCGGATTGCCCTGCACGACAATTTTCGCCGCTGTGTTCGGCTCATCAACACCGTTACGGCGGATCCAGAACCAGAGAAATGCGGCGGAAGCTGAGGTGTTATCAGCCTGGACGGCGATCTGGAAGAAGTACAGCCCGGGGTGGCTCAGCACGATGCGCGACGCCGGCGTGCCGAGGGCGACGCCGCTGCTGAGCACCGTTGCATTGAAGGTGGCCGCTTGCGGCGTATTGATCGCCCCGGCGGTCTGCACGGCCGTGGACCGGAACGCGCCATAATAAAATTGCAAGAAAATAGTAGGCCGCACCGCGATGACGCCGGTGCTGGCCGACACGGCCACCACGACAGCGATCGGCACCACCAGTGCTGGCGGCACCGGCTGCACTTTGGTCAGGCCTCCGGGCGTCGTGGCGCTGGCGTAGAGCAAGTCGCCGATCAGCCAGGTTTCCCCGTACAGCGCGCCGGTGGTGTCCAGGTCGTGCACAAACCCGCGCACGGTGACCCGGCCGCGCGTGCCATCCGCGATATCCTGCGTGGCGACACCGATCACATATAGCGAGGGGGTGTTGCCGTCAGCGGTGTACTTGGAAATACCGATGCCCGTGCCGAGGTTGACCCCGTTGAGCCCGGCCACCTGGCCGTTTGCGATCAGCGCGCCGCTGTTGTTCAGCGCGCGGGCGTGTTCTTCCAGGCCCAGCTGCAGCGTTACGCCACTGCTGACCTTGAGGTCGAGCGTGTCTTCCGCAGCGTTCCACCCCATTTCACCGACGGCATCTGGCAAGTTGGCTGGCGTCGTGTTGA